TTCCGATCTGCGATCGCGCTCTCGGCGGGACGCTGTATATCACCCGCGAACCATGTCATGAGTGCGCTAGACTAATCACAGCAGCGGGAGTAGCCCGCGTAGTGGTGGGAGAGTAAAGTGGCGAAGATCACCGTTCGTGCAAAAAATCCGTTCTACCTTGTTCTCGGGGCCGTTCTTCTGATTGTCAGCCTGTGGTTTCTTCTGGGCTGGCTCGTCATGAATGCTCTTGACATCATCCACGATGACTGGGCTGTCGTGCCTGCGCTGGGATTCGCGGCCAGCTTCCAGGCTGTTCTCCTCGTCTACGTCGTTGGCGGTCTCTGGCACTTGGCCGATTCCGAGTAACGAGTACAATAGGCCTATGGCCCCCTCTAAGCTGGTCTGTACAGTTTGCGGAAAGCAATACGTGGTTCAGTCTTTGGCTGAATCGTGTTGCTGGGAATGGAAGGAAGAGGAGTGGGACTGACCCGAGGCAAAAACCTCAAAGCTCAGCAGGCTAAATACGGCAAAGCCACCGGTCAAACCACTGGATCGGGCAAGCAGGCGGATAAGCCTATTGCTCGCGGCAGCCAGTCCCGCAACGGCAAGTGACATTCGAAAAAGCCCGGCTTATCCACGTTGTGGATGGGCCGGACTTGAAACGTCTGTGCGTCGAATTGCGCAAACTGGGCCCTACTGTAGCAGTTGACCTGGAGACAACTCAGTTGTCTCCTTTTGGTCCTGATGCTCGCGTAGTGTGCGCCAGCGTGACTTGGATTCCAGTAGGGTCTACTGTCATTCAGACTGCCGCCATAGGCCTGAGTCATCCGGATTCAGGACTTAATCGACAGTGGAGGAGTGCGCTAGCGTATCTGGCTGATACGCTCCGGCACACACCGCTGATCGCGCACAACGCCTCGTTTGATCTGACCTGGATCAAGGTCCACACCGGGGTCAACCTCTACGGCCAGCTTCTGTGCGATACCGCACTGACCAGCCACATTCTGGACGAGAACTTCTCTGCCGGTCTCAAGCCTCGCGCCGTGCGCGACCTGGGAGCCAAGCCCTGGCTGGACTTCTCCTGGAAAGACCTTGAGGCAGACGAACGCGCCAATCCGGACGGGCGCAAGCTGGCCGAGCGCGAAGAGTACTACCGCATGACGGAGTACTGCGCCGAGGATACCTACTGGACCTATAGACTTTATCAGCTTCATGATAAACAGTTGGATCTATGGGGTACCGACTATGGCCTGCAGGACGAGGCTCAACACGACCCGGACGCCCGTAACTCTGTGCGACTGGGCGAATACTATAGCCTGATCGGTAAGCGCACTGTGTGTGCGCTCAGTGCGATTGAGGAGAATGGCTTCGCTCTGGATCGTGACTGGTGTTTGACCCGGCTAAAGGATAATGCTTCCGTTATACAACTGGCAGAGGAATGGCTTCAAAAGCGCACGCTGGACGCCCAAGAGCAGATCGAGATGGGCGCTGTCCGCATGACTGAAGAGTTAGAAACTGCGCGGGCATACTTGGATAGCGCAGAATGTTCATGGTCTGCAGGCTCTAAGTGGTTCCTGTGCTGGGCTCAGCTAATGTGCGCCGTGGGCGAACTCCGCGTGGCAGCACGTACTCCTAAGGGCCGGCCGCAATGGTCCAAGGAAGTGCTCGACAGGCAGGCCCATGAGGGTGCCGAGGTAGCCGGCAAGCTGCGCGAGATGCGCGTGGCGATGACTGAGAGCGCCTACATCCAGTCCTGGCTGAACGAGGCCCAGGCAGACGGTCGCATCCGGGCCAGCTACAACTACGCCACCACGCCGAGAGAGACCTCAGACGCCCCTGTGACGGGCCGGCTGTCCTGCAGCAAGCCCAACCTTCAGCAGGTCGCCAGAAGCGCCAGGAAGGCGTTCTGCGCCGCTCCTGGCCACGTCCTGGTGTCGGCAGACTACAGCCAGGTTGAACTCCGCGTAGCGGCCTTCCTGGCCCGCTGTGAGCCCATGCTGGAGGCATACCGTCAGGGCGCAGACCTACACACCGTCATGGCTGCTATCGCAGCTCAATGTGACGTGAGTGAAGTCACCTCAGAGATGCGCCAGAAGGCGAAGGCCGCAAACTTCGGCTTCCTCTTCGGCATGGGCGCAGAGAAGTTCGTTACATACGCTCAGACCAGCTATCAGGTCGAGTTCACGATTGAGGAAGCGGAGCAGATCCGTCAGACCTTCTTCTCGACCTGGGAAGGCATGAGTGCTTGGCACCAGCAACAGCGCAAGCTTGTGCGCCAGCAGGGCTACGTGGTCAGTCCTCTGGGGCGTATCCGCCATCTTCCGGACGCTTGGAGCGAGGACCAATACCTTCAGGGCCGGGCTCAGCGTCAGGCCATTAACAGCCCGGTCCAGTCCTTCGCCAACGACCTTATGATGCTGGCCGTCTGGGAGATCGATCAGACGGAGTGGATCAAGCCGGTAGCGGTGGTCCACGACGCAGTTATCTGTGAAGTTCCTGAAGACCGCGCTGAAGAGGCTGCGGCCATAGTACGAGACGCTATGGAGCGCCGCGTTCTCGAGGACATCGCGACACTCGGAGTCAAGTTTGATTGCCCGCTGGTAGCGGATATTTCAATCGGTAAGAACTGGGCGAAGTAATCAGCCGCAGTCCGGAATGGGCGGCAGCGGGGTGGCTGCTCGATCCTTGGAGATTTGGTCAGTGTTCTTGTCGAAGTCCGAGAACAATTTCAGGAAAGCCTTCACTCGGGCCTTCTCTTCTTTCTCGCTCTTGGCCGGTGGCGCAGATAGAGCCTTGCCGATCTCGCTCAAAATGTGGGTTTGAGCCTCAGAAACTGCCGCAGATAGTCGAGAGCGCTCAGTCAATTGAGTGGCGAAAGCGTGGTTATATTCAGCCTGGCAGGCTGCTCTCACTGATTCTTGATGAGCACGAACATGCTCGTGGTGTACCTCAGCGGCATATATACCGCCGAAGAGGACAGCCAGGACCATAACCAGCCAGCCGAAGTTAGCGCTCAACCACTGGTTTACTCGTCTTAGTAGTGCGCGCACGAGGACCCTCCTCAACAAAATATTCCCAGGTTCTTTGGATATAAACTCCGAGGCCAAACCAGCCGAGAGAGTTTACCAGGTAATAGATCATGGGAGGTAATCCTCACGATAAGGCCCTTCCCGATCTTTCTTGGATTTCTTCTTCCGGTTACTCTGGAAGAGGCTCCCTAGGATCAGGAGGAGCGGCGCATTGGCAGTGAGAGAACTCTGGTAAGAATGGACGAAAATTGGAGCAAGAAGATTCACAAGCCAACCCGTTGCTACTATGGTAGTTAGCACAAGCTTGATTTTCTCGTTCATGGGGTGCTCCCTCGGGAACGAGGGCGTACCCTCCAAACAGAACGCACTCATGGAATACAATTGTACCGATATAGTCTGATACTTCCAGTTTCCTATAAAGGAGCTTGCATTGTTTACTCGTACCTGGTTCAAAGATACTGTTGAGCGGGTAGCTGCCACGTTTGTTGAGGCCTTCGCCGGTCTCTGGGTTCTTCAGGGCGCTACTGACTCTTTCAACCTGGACTTCGCCAAGAAGGCTGCGGCAGCCGGCGTCATTGCAGCGGCTGCGGTTCTGAAGGCCGCACTGGCCTCCAAGCTGGGCGATAAGGACTCTGCGTCCCTGAACGCTGATCTCCATACCGTGGACGTCACGCCGGAAGTAGGCTAATACCCTGACCAGCACAAACGTCCCTGGACCTGTACGATAGGTCCAGGGACAAGTCTTTGTTGCCAACGGGAGGCCCGGTGCAACCGTACGCCCGCCACATAGTCATACCTGATACTCAGGTCAAGCCCGGCGTGAACCTGCGTCCGATGAGCTGGATAGGACAGTACATCGTAGATGAGTTCAGGGACCGACCGAACATCAAGATCATCCATCTGGGAGACCATGCCGACTTCCCCAGCCTCTCCTCTTATGATCGCCCTGGCTCCAAGCAGCTCGAGGGTCGCCGCTATATCGAGGACGTGAAGGCAGCTAACGCCGGCTGGGCGGCCTTGAATAAGCCCCTGGAGGACCTCAACAGGACAAGGAAGAAGACCAAGCATGTGCAG